TTTGGGCGATTGCAGATAATAGAAATGAAATTAGATTTGCTGCAACTAAGGAAGATGCAGGAAATGGTGTTGCACTTGATATAACTGCAGTAGGATCTGGATCAACACATTTTATAACAAGTAAATCTGAGTGGACAGAACAAAGAAATTATATTGAAGTACCAGATCATATTATTGGTATTAATGGTATTTTTAGATTTGATGATAATACCATATCACAAAATATGTTCAGTATATCGTATCAGATATTCTTGAATGATGTTTATAACTTTAGTTCTATTGAACTACTTAACTATTCAATGGTTAAACAATATCTTGAGACCATTCAATTCTTAATTAGTCCAGATAAGAAAATTAGATATAATAAGAGAGGAAATAGACTTTATATTGATATGAATTGGAAAGATGCAACACCAGACCAATTCTTAGTTATTGATTGTTATAGAGTGTTAGATCCTAGTGATAATACTAGAGTTTATAATGATAGTTTCTTAAAAAGATATATAACTTCCTTAATTAAGAAACAATGGGGTCAGAATCTCACTAAATTCCAAGGAGTTAAACTTCCTGGCGGTGTTGAATTGAATGGTCGTCAGATATATGAAGATGCTAATACTGAATTAGCTGAGTTAAGACAAAGAATGTCAACTGACTACGAACTTCCACCTCTGGACTTGATAGGCTAATGGCTTTAAATCCTTTCTTTCTACAAGGATCTGCATCTGAGCAGAGATTAGTTCAGGATCTTATCAACGAACAGTTGAAGATTTATGGTGTAGAAGTATATTATATGCCTAGAAAATTTATAGGTAGTGATTCAATAATGCGAGAAAATATTGTTGCAAAATTTGATGATAGTTTTGCATTTGAAGCTTATGTTCAGAATTATGAAGGGTTTGCTGGTTCTGGAGATTTGATGACCAAGTTTGGTGTAAGAACAACTGATGAATTAAGTCTTATTATTTCTAAGGAAAGATATGAAGATTTTATATCTAGTTTTTATACAGATGGTGATGGTGATACTAAATTAACATCTAGACCAAAAGAAGGAGATTTAATATATTTTCCATTATCAGATAGTCTTTTTGAGATTAAGTTTGTAGAACATGAACAACCTTTCTACCAACTTGGTAAACTTTATATGTATGAACTTAAATGTGAATTGTTTGAAGTTAGTGATGAAATTATTGATACTGGTGTTGTTGATATTGATGATAACCTTGAAGATGAAGGATATATTGCAACATTAACTCTTGCTGGATATGGTGCAACTGCATTATATTATACAGGTATAAGCACTAATAATGGTGTTAATACAATTACATTAATTAATGATGGTTCTGGATATTCAAGTCCACCTGCCGTTGCAATTAGTACTTCACCACAGGGAAGTTCAGATGCAAATGCAACTGCTGTAGCTATTACTACTGCAATAGGTGCTGGATCTACTTCATTCTCAGTTAAAGAGATTGTAATAACAAATAGTGGATATGGTTATACTCAGGCACCTACTGTTACCATAAGTGGTGCTGGTGGTTCTGGTGCTATTGCAAGAGCTGGTATTGGTACTAATGTTGTTAAGATATTAAGAGATGGTACTCAGGTTGGTGGTAGTAAGTATGCACATACTCCTACTGTTGCAATTAGTACTTCTCCAGTTGGTGTTGCATCTGCAAATGCAACTGCTGTTGCAACAGTAGGTGCTGCTGGAACTGTAATGGATGTTAGATTTACTAATGCTGGTTTTGGATATACAGTTGCTCCTATTGTAACTATTCAGTCGCCAGGATCTGTAGGTATGGGAACTGGTAATTTCTTCTTGAATGAAATGATTAGAGGTCAAAGTTCACTTACTACAGCAAGAGTTAAGAATTGGGATGCTGATACAAATATACTTAATATTAGTCACATGGCAGGTAATTTTGCATTGAATGAAGTTATTGTTGGATCTGCAACTACTGGTGAATTTCCAGGCATGGGATCAACTGCAAGTTATACAATATATAAGATAGAATTAGATGATCAATATGATGCATTTGCAGAAAATATTGTTATAGAAAATGAAGCTGATAGTGGTTTAGTTGATTTTTCTGAAGGTAATCCATTTGGTTCTTTCTAAATAAGATATGACATATGACGATTACTATCTCCCTGAACTTGGTGAACCACACCCATATGATTCATGGCCTGTGTCAAATGGTACAAATAGGTATGCACCCCCAGAAAAAATGAAAGAATTAGAATCTATGAATCCAAGACCAGAAGAAGAAGTTGCTGATTGGTTTACCGAACAACCTGATGAAAGTGATGAAATAGAAAGAGAGAAAACCGTACATCATAAAGCATATGAGATTGCAACTTCTAAATATAATCCATTTGCTGTAGGTGGATCTGAACAACTTAAAGACAGGTAAAAAAAAATGTTAGGTCAATACTTCTATCATGAAATTTTAAGAAAGACCGTTATTGGTTTTGGAACACTTTTTAATGGAATTGAAATTAGACATGATAATGACTCTGGTGGAGAAGTAAGTAGAATGAAGGTTCCATTGGCATATGGGCCAATGCAGAAGTTTCTTGCAAAGATAGAACAACAACCAACAATACAAGGTAGACCTGCTATTACTTTACCTCGTATGTCATTTGAGATGACAAATCTTAATTATGATCCATCACGTAAAGCATCCATAACTCAGACCTTTAAGAGTGGTAATACAGATAATGTAAAAAAAGTTTTTATGCCTGTTCCATATAATGTTGGATTCATGCTTAGTATTGCAACTAAGTTGAATGATGATATGTTGCAAATTATGGAACAGATTCTTCCATATTTTCAGCCAGGTCTTAACATAACACTTAATCTTATTTCCTCAATTAATGAAAAGAGAGATATACCAATAATTCTTGAAAGTATTAATATGAGTGATGATTATGAAGGTAGTTTTGATAATCGTCGTGCAATGATTACAACTATGCAATTTAGTGCCAAAGTTTACTTATTTGGTGCTGTTGCTGATAGTCCAGATGGTCTTATCAAAAAAGTTAATGTTGATTACTTTACTGATACTAATAGAGTAACTGCAAAACGTGTACAAAGATATTCTGCAACTCCAAGAGCAACTAAGGACTATAATGATGATAATACTAATGCAATTAATAAGGCATTAGCTGCAGAACAAACAATACTTTCTGTTAATAGTTCTGCTAACTTCTCTGTAGATGATTACATCACTATTAGTGGGGAGAATATGCAAATTAAATCTATTAGTGGAAATGAACTTACCGTATACAGAGGTGTTGATGGAACCAATGTTATTGATCATGCGGCTGGTTCTACTATAGATATAATCAGTGGATCTAGAGATGCTACATTACCACTTGCAGGTGATGATGCACTTATCGCTTCTGGTGATGACTTTGGATTCAATGAAATGTCTTCCTTCTTTGAGGATTATAAGACTTATTCCCCATCACAGGGTAAGGATGTGTAAAAAATGGAATTTGATGAAATTGATGATGCTCTTGAAATTGTAACAGATAAATCTGAACCAATTGAGATTGAAGATATAAAATCTGTTAAATATGAAAAGGATGATCTTGATCGTGATTATGAATATACTCGTGGACATCTCTATTCTTTGATAGAGAAAGGTCAAGAGGCTATTGATGGTATTATGGAAATCTCGCAAGAGAGTGGATCTGCCAGAGCTTATGAAGTTACTGGACAGATAATCAAAAGTGTGGCTGATGCCACAGATAAATTATTAGACCTACAGAAAAAGATCAAAGACATTAAAGAGCCCAAAGATAAGGGCCCATCTACTGTTAATAACGCTTTATTTGTTGGGTCAACTGCTGAACTACAAAAACTACTCAAAAAGGGGAAGTTAGATGACTGATGAATTAAAAGAAGAAATTAAAGAGGAAAAAGAGGAAAAAAAGAAAGGTGTCTTTGGTAAAATCAAAGACAAGATTCTTCCAGATCAAGAAGAACAAGCTGCTATCATTAGTACATTTGTACGTCTCGGCGTGTTGGTTTGGAGTGGCGGGATCTTGACGTTAAATTACGTAGCCATACCTGGCGTTCCTCAACAAAAAATTGATCCAACATTCATAGCTTCGGTATTTACTGGAGTTTTGGCTAGTTTTGGCATTCAGACTGCATCCAAAAAGGGTGATGGAACAATGAAAATGAATGGTAATGGAGTAAACGGTGGTCCTCCTCCTGTTACAGCAAAGGATATTGAAGCTATTTTAGCAAAAGCTCCTGCTGGTCCTGTTCAGACAATTAGAGTTGAACAAGCACCTCTTAAAATTACCACTGACGATAAACCTTACAAACTTTAAAATCATGAAAATTAAATTTAACGACATCGCTAATGTAATTAGTGTTATATCAGGAGTATCACTCGCTGGTATTATTGGTGTAGGATCTTATGTTTATCTAAACAAAGATGCAATCATAGATGATATCAAAGACGCAGCAATTGAGTCTGTTGTTGGTGGTATGGGTGCTGGTGCATTAGGTGGCGCTCTTACTGGTGATGTGGGTCTTCCTGCTTCAGATGATACTGCTGGTTTAGGACTTCCTGTTCCAGGCAGCCCTTTCTAATGGACTTGCAAAAGATTACCAGTACTGGAACTGCAGTTGTGGTTCTTGGTACTGGTTCTGTTGTTGGTGGTAATTATGCACTTGATCAGGCAACTGGTGGGCCTGAAAAAAGAATCAAAGCAAAACAATCCGAACTTCAACTCATAGTAAGAGAAGAAGTTCGTAGTGCTTTAAAAGAGATGCTACCTAAATCAACTGGTGGTGTTGTTCGTATAGATACACCAGGCGATTATAGAAAAGAGGTTCCTAAATGATTTTTTCAGTATTAAATGTTGTAGAG